TAAATGTACAATGTGTATTTTAAGAAACAAAACATCTCCTCTTAGCTCAGTTGGATAGAGCATCTGGCTACGAACCAGAAGGCCGGGAGTTCGAATCTCTCAGAGGAGGCCAATTTGAGAATATATTATGGATAATTCACAAGAAGAAATCAAGCAGATTGTAAGCGAAAGCAAAGCAAGAAGTCTTGCGGCTGAACTGTCCAAAGAACGAAAGCGATTAAAAGAAGAACTCGCTGAGTTGCAAAGTGAAGTGGAAGACCTAACACCCACTACGCCTACAGGTACACCAGACTGGTATGTTAAATGGGTAGCAACTATTTTAGGTGTCGCAGGAGTATTTTTAATTAGTGCTGGTATGACACAAACAGGTCAAGTTGCATATTTACTTGCAAGCTCTTGTTGGGTATTCGTAGGAATGGCTTGGAGTGATAAAGCCATTATGATTGGTAGTGCTATAACAGGAACATCAGTAGCAATGAATTTAGTAACAAATTTAACTTAAGGAAAATATATTATGGAACAAACTGAAAAAAGTAAATTGCTAGAAGCATTAAAGAAAGGAACAGTAACTGTATCTTTTCGTAAAATCGACACAGGAGAATTAAGAGTCATGCCGTGCACTCTGAACCCTGCAGTATTGGAAGCAAACGGTGTAACAACCAAAGTAAATCTAACAGGTACAGATACTGAAGCATTTCCAGTATGGTCATTAGACAAAGACGCATGGCGCTCATTTAGATTAGATACAGTAGAAGGATGGGAGGTATTAGGTGAGTAGAACAAGTTCAATTCGTAAAGAACCAGCATTAGGTTCTAATGAATCCGGAAGTAATGGACCAGATACAATGTATGTCGTTGACTTAATTGAAAATGGAAAAGTGGTAGAATCCCGTAAGCTACCAGGTAAAAGCAAATCATATGCAAATGATGTTGCAGAAAACTGGGAATCTGGTTTAATTCAGCTGTTAATTGATTAATAAATACTTATGAGACTATGGGAATACTCATATAAGTCTGCTAGGATATTTTCTGACAGACCTTATGGATATAAACGATATATAGTCGACTGGGGTGACGGTAGAGAGACCATGTATAGTGGACTCTGGTACAAATTAGATACCGTTAGAGATTTAGTCAAAAAACAGGCAGATAAGATTGAGTAGATTACAAACATCTGGAACAATTAAGCCCTCACCTTAACAAGAGAAATAAAAAATGCCTTTACAATCATCTGGTACTATTTCGTTAAACGATGTTAGAAATGAATTCGGCGCTTCCGGTTCGCCGGATATGGCCGAGTATTATCGAGGTGGCGGTAGAGTTCCTGATAATAATAACAATGTACCAACTTCTGGACAAATTGCTTTAAGTAATTTTTATAGTGGAGCAAATGGGTACTATGTTTCTGTAGGCCAATGGAATCCATTCAGTGGCTTCGTCGTTCGCGGGTACGATAACGGAGCAACAGGAACAGGTGGAGGAGGGTCAGTAAATCCAAATCGGTGGAGATCACAATCAGGCGGATATTTGATAGGTTGGTCTAGAGTTTCTCAATTTGTTTTTAAAGGAAGCACTAGCTACACTTTTTCTATAGGTATTCAAGGAAGCCACAGTAGATATCTTTTTAGTAGATATTATGATGGATCTTTTAACTTTTATACTTCTAGTGCAGGACTTACTAGCGCTAGCGGATATACAGTTTGGAGTTGGAACGCAGGCTATTGGGGCCAATACGGCGGTGGTGCCGTAAGATATTTTTTATATAATTAAAGGCATATTATAATGGCAATACGATTTGATTTAATAACTGAAATTAACGATACAGATTTTAACCGTTTATTTAATGATAGTATTGATAGCTTAAATAGTGGAACATATCCTTGGGAAATTACTCCTGTTGCGGATGGCGATAATGAAGCAAAACGCGCATATCTCCGAGCAAATTTCCAATCTCATTTAGATGCAGACAACGGAGTTCTTTTTACATGTTCAGAAGATGGGTATGTACTTACATTAAGCGCAGGATTTGTAAATGGCACACACTTTCTTGGGACGATGCTACTTGTCGGTCGTAACCAAGCAGGTAGTAAATCTTTTATGTACGCTCCCGAATATCATGCAGCAAGAGAAGAATTTTGGGATAGAGTAAATTATCTTACTTGGGATTTTCAAACATTAGGACCAGGCACCGCTTTCTTCGACCATATAGCAACTGTTTATAATGATACAGTAACAAACAATCCTGATTGGATTCAGAATGCTCGAATGGCTCGAGCACGAGATGGAGATATGGCAGGTGAAATTGTACCAGGAACCGCTAACACAGATATCTATCCTGCTCATGCAATACAAGAAAACGAACTTGGTAATTCTGGTCTTAGATTAACAACATCAACACTAATACCTGGTGAGGAAGGAGTTGATGGAGAATTTGAACCTGAAGATGACCCAGAAAGATTACAATGGTTAGAAGGTACTCACCCAGACCAACAACCCCCTGAAGAGGAATAAATTATGAATTATAAAGGACACAATGTTGAGGTATTAACACCTCTTAAGAAAAAGATGATTGACGACGCAACCAAACCATTTGATGTATATAACGAAGGACCGTTTAAAACTTCGTTAAGTAAAATGGAAGGTGTATTTAGAAAAGAAGTTGTTTCTTATAGAGTTAAAGATGGTTACTTATATAAAGAAACCGCTATTAGAGATTTTTCCGATGGTGATTATCATGACACCGTCAAAATAGAAACTCTACATTCAGTAGAGAAATAATAAAAGGGGCATTGCGCCCCTTTTTACTATTGTTTACCGAAGGCTTTTCCAGCTTCAGATATACCAAAAGCACCTAATGTTACTACAACGAATGATGTGTAAATAGTATCAGAAATCACCAAGTCTTGTCCCCAGAATGCTGTTATTAAGTCGCATATACCAAAGACCGTCATTAAGAAAAAGGATATAAATCCAATTATTGATTTCTCATTAATATCATTTTCGTCACGGAACAGTGCACCAAATGAAAATTTAGTTTGAGGTTTTGCTGCTGCAGTAGCAACTTGCAATTCCTTAGATAGTTTTTCCATTTCTTTGATTTTATCTTGAGCTTCATCGAGCTTTAATACCATCTCAGTATATTTTTCAATATCAATGGTAGCTTCGCCTCTGCCGGTGTCTACTGTTTCTTTTGCCATTTTATTATGCCTCAGATTTCCATAGTGTCCATGCGCCGTAAACTAATCCGACCCAAGCCACTAGTTCGATGATTCCACCGAAAAGTAAATATCCACCACAGACAGCAATAATTAAACCACCATCCCATGATGTTCTTTCTCCGATTCTGTCAAGGACCCAATCCTTTCCAAGATTAACAAATCCTTTTAACATATCTAGATTTAGCATACAAATTCTCCTTTTATTTTTTTATTTCAAATAAGCATGACTATACAACTATTTATAAATAAACTTTGTGAAAACCAGACAATATAATGGAGTGGTCATGTCAAACAATCTTAAAGCCTTAACAAAAGAGCATCACGACAACGCAGAACGTACTGAATTTGCTGATATGCTTTTAAGTGGTAATATTCCACCAAGATTATATCAACAATATTTAGCTGCGCAATTAGCAAATTATTCAGCACTTGAAAGTGCAGTTCAAGTTCCAATCGAATTAGAATCAATTTTTAGGTCAACTCAAATTGAAGATGATTTGATTGAATTAGAAAATATGTATGATTTACCTGAGGTTGAAGAACCTTTGAAAAGCGTTGTTGAATATCAAAGACATATCGACGTACTCTACGAAGACGAAAACAATACTGGATTGTTAGCACATTTATATGTAAGACATTTCGGCGATGCTCATGGTGGTCAAATTATTAAGAAACATGTTCCAGGTACTGGAGCAATGTATGAGTTTGACGATCGCAAAGGCCTGATCGCTGGAGTAAGAGAATTACTTGACGACAGTATGGCTGATGAAGCTAAAATTTGTTTTGAATTCGCAGAGCGTATGTTTATGGAATTAATAGAACTCTATCATGAGAATCCAGAAGATTATGATAGTAGTGAAACTATTTTAGCTGAACTAAACCAATTCGACGAATGATAGAATCAGAATTATTTGATAAGTTGAGAAACTTGTCAGGCGAGTTAAGGCGCTTATTTAGCTCTTACATGCAAGAAGTTGAGAATCCAAAACATATTGCAGACCTTGAAGGTTGGAGTGATTATTTTTGGGAAAGCGATACAATACGAAAAGCTCATTTAAAAACAATAGAACCTGTCGGTAAAAACAAACTATGGTTAATGCATATTAATATTTTTCCAAGAGAAAATGTTAATTTACCCATATTCGGTTTAGATATTGTAGCTAATCCAAAAAAAATCTCAGGGTGTTTCTGTGACTATTCTCCTATTACTGGTGGCCACCACCCTTATCTAGATAAATTTAGTTACGAGACTGAGGGGTTAACATGGACCCGAGCTAGAGTCATGCCTGATTGGGCTATGGAAATCTTCAGCCCTAATATTGTTGGTGCAGGTAGTATTCGTGAAGGTGAAGAAACAGAACAACTCTGTAGTATGGCTTATAATCTTGCATCGTTTTATTGTATGGAAATGAATAATCCAACCTACGCTAAAGACAAAGAACTCAACACACTTGAAGCACAAAACAAATATTGTCGTAATCAGAAAATGAATAAGATGCTACATAGCTCAATCCTTGCAATGGGAATATCCGAAGAGCGTAAAAACCAATATGTAGAGAATGTTTTATTTGAAGAAGTATAACTTCTGTCTAAGTATTTCCAACCATTATTGCTTTGCGAAGAGCAAGAACTTTTTATCGTATAAATATATTATACGTTCATCTCAATAGAGACGGAAGTAGTCATGATGACGAAGGAACGCAATCTTTTCGGAGATTGACATGACTAAATATCAAACAATGGTCTTTAAGCATTCTGTTAAACGAGACCTACAGAGAGTAGTCAACACTCTAAAAGCCAAGAGAGAAGATAAGTCAAGGTACAACTTTCCTAGTGAAAACAAATTACCTGACTACATTGCTAAAAATCCTTGGTACTAAAAATAATTGTTGACAAACACGGTTAAACGTGTTATAATATATGGGCTTATTGGGAAATAGGCCCATTTTTTATCCACAAAAATATTAAAAACATGTTGACAATACATTGCTTTTAGTATATAATAACAGGAAATTATGACAAAAAAACAAAAACCAGGAGATATTGATATGTCCGTTGTCGCACTGACACCAGATAAGATACACCATGAAATTTCTTCTAAATTATCAAAGGGTGTACCATATATTGATGCTCTTGTAGATTTTGCAGAAAAGAACAACTTAGAAATAGAGACCATAGCTCAAATTGTAAAGAAAAGCTCAATTCTTAAAGAAAAAATTAGAACTGAAGCTGTAGGTTTGAAAATGGTTAAACAAGAAGAAGAATCCACACTGAATGAACACATTGATAAATGACCAAGGATTTGAAACTTACATTAAATATCTAGCACTGAAAAAACATTTTACATCTGACGGCTATGACTATCATAAATATAATGGTAAAGTCAGAGCTTCAATGGATAAGTTTCGTACTAGACCTGATGCATATAGTTTTGCAAAACTGTCAAAAAAAGACGATGTAGTGAACTTTATGCTCGCAAACTTTATAAATAATCCAAATATCTGGATTCGCCAATTACTCGATTATGAGGCTGAAAATAGATATTTAAACTGGAGGAAAAAGATTGAGTCATTGACTTATACTTTTAAATCCGAGCTGAAAAATCTAGATGAAGATTGGACAGCTAATTTTATATCAAGGGATGGTCAACATCCTTACATTATGACTCAGTATAACCAGAGGAAGATTTCTCTAGAGACCTTCACCATTCTGGTACATGCTGCCAATATTTTTGACTATTGGGGTGAAAAAATTGTTGACAAAATAATCTCACATGATATAATAAGACTCTCTAGAAAGTATAAGCCCTTTCTAGTTTATGATGAACGGAAGTTTAAGGACATTATACGTGACCACTTCCAAACTTAATAAAACGCTATATAACGCTATACAAGGAGAAAACTATTATGGCAACTACAAACTTTGCTTCGCTTAAGAAGAATCGTACGAAGTCACTCGACGCGCTAAACGCACAGCTCGATAAGATTTCAACCAAATCATACCAAGACCCAAACGAGGGTAAATTCTGGAAACCAACAAGAGATAAAGCTGGTAATGGCTTTGCGATTATTCGTTTCCTACCTGCTCCAAATAATGAGGAGATGCCTTTCGTAAGAATTTGGGACCACGGGTTCCAAGGACCTACAGGGTTATGGTATATCGAAAACAGCTTGACTACTATCAACCAAGACGACCCAGTATCTGAATACAACTCTAAGTTGTGGAATTCTGGTGTCGATGCTGATAAAGACCAAGCTCGTAAACAAAAGCGTAGATTGAAGTATACTTCAAATATCTATGTTGTCAAAGACCCAGCAAACCCAGAGAATGAAGGGAAGGTCTTTATGTACTCATTCGGTAAAAAGATTTTTGATAAGTTAAACGACTTGATGAATCCTACCTTTGAAGATGAAGAACCAGTAAATCCATTCGAACTATGGGAAGGA